TTAATGCGGTAAACCAAATAACGCGCAGGTATTGTGATAAATCACCTCGGCCAGGTGTTCCGGGGGGTCATCGCGCAGTTCGCATAACGCCTGGAATGTCTGACGCACCCGTTCCGGCCGGTTCGGCCGACCTTGAAAACCGCATAGCGGCATATCGGGCGCATCGGTTTCCAGCAACAAGCGTTCCGCCGGCAACCGGGCTATGGCCTGGCGGGTTTTGCTGGCGCGCGGGTAGGTGATGGTGCCGCCTACGCCGATATAATAACCGAGCCGGATAAATGCCTGCGCCTGCTGATAACTGCCGGCGAAACCATGCACCACGCCGGTACGGGGCAGATTGAAACGGCGCAGCAGGGCGGCCAGCCGGTCGTGGGTGCGCCTGGAATGTAAAATCACCGGCAAATTATACTGTTTGGCAAAATACAGCTGATCCTCCAGCAAGGCCGTCTGGCGGGCGGTGCAAGGGTCGTCCATATACTCGTCCAATCCGATTTCCCCCAGCGCCACCAATTTGTCGGGCGCCTGGCGCAAATAGCGCTCAAGCTGCGCCAGGCCTTCGTCGTTATGTCGGCGAATAGCGAGCGGATGCATTCCCAGCGCGGCATAAAGCGGCCCATGTTGCCGCGCCAGCGCCAACACGCCGGCAAAATGCTCAGCACTCACCGCCGGCACAATGATTTTCCCGACGCCCGCCTCGGCCGCCCGACGCAGACTGTCGTCCTCGTCGCCCTGAAACGGCGGAAAATCGAAATGACAATGGGAATCGATAAATGGAAATTTCATAGACTTTTGTAGCGCGGCGATTTTTTTTGCATTAAAACGCGATTTTTTTTGCAACGCAAAAAGTTAAGATTTTGCATAATGCAAAATTAATCGCATATCGTTAATCACCAGTCTCGGTAAAACGGCAGACTTGTCCATCGACAACGATATGGTTCAGCAGTAGCATGAATCGTCTAGACCACCATACTAGACAATAATGCATTTCTCTATTGATCGGATTTCAGCCCGCCATGAGCGGGCATTTTTGTATGCGGCCAGAGAGGAGAAGATGCGCTTAAGCCATCCGCAGACCGCTTTAGATAGTTATCCCTTTGAAATAATAATAGTTTTGATACAGTTTATAGAGCGATACAATCTCAGCATCAGTAAGCGCCCGAGAAAAAGCCAGAACCGCTCTAATAAAGCATGTGGTGGTTAAATTACCATCCACCGACCCGCCAATCTTTATGCTACCGGTAACGTTATAGGGTGCGGCGGATCCTTGCGCAATAGCAGATTGAAGCGTTCGTGGTATTAGGGTGTTGACCGCAATGAGTCCTGAATTATTGTTGTTCAAAATGAACCGCGACGAAAAGAAGTCCTCGGTTTGTCCGGACGGCAAGGCGGTTGGGACAATCTGAGTAGATAAAGAGCTGCCGCTAGAATTTAACCAAACGGAACCTTCATGTGTAGCGTCATACCACCGGACGCCTTTTGAACGCTGAGGGCTAGCCACTTGTATAACGCCTAATAGGGGGAATTGACCAGTACTTGCCCCAGCGATGGAAATCATGGTCATATCACTGGCATTGTAGTTACTGATTTCTATACCCGTATTAACATAAGCAGCATCGCTAAACGTTGCCCCATAAGCTCCCAATGCCGGAGAGCCCACAACGGTCATTGACGAGCCAACCCGGTTACGGGTTAACGATGCGCTATCCCCAGAGTCGAAATCCGCCTGCAAAATACAATTGGCAAACAATGAGGGAACTTTGGTAATGTCGTTAGGGTAATGCAAATTAATATCGGTCAAGTAATTGCCGGCGGTAAAAACCGAATCGGTGTGAATATCAATTTTAGCCATCATTAAGCCCTTAAAATGCGTGGTAGAACACCACTAAGTCGTTGTAGAGATTTTCGCCGGTTAAGGGCGAAACCCGGGTTTCTGAGTCATGGATATTGCCGCGCGACGCCAGGCCGTCTTGAGGGGAATTCCCGGCTATACCCGTATAGGCGTAAGCAACATAAGTTGCGGTTCCGGTTTTTATCACGGTAACAGTTTTTCCTGATACCGACACCGCCGAAATAACAGCGTCTGACGTTATGCCGTAGTTGCCGGGATCAGTCAAAAAGGTCGTATCGATGACCAAGTCCCCGACAGCGTTCGGCACATCAAAAGTAATTTCCGTCTCAGTCTGGGAAAAATTATTCGGCATCAAGCCGCTACTCGTTGCCCCATTTAAAACCGCAGCCAATTGTATCCCAGCTACATCCCCCTCAGTCCGATAAGAGGTATCGGTTAAATGGTCTTTGTCCTGGTAGTGCCGTCTATACTGGGTGGTGAGTAAGAAAAATAAAGCGGGATTATCCCGGATGACTTCATACTGGGCGTTTCCAATTGGATTATTGACGGAATTACCGGCTGTTCCCCCATAGGCCCTGGTATTTGAAAACTGGCATATCCCCATCTTTAGAACAAATGACGGGCTACCCATCAACTCCTGGATATATATTTCAAAACTACTTCTCAACGTTAAAAGGCGTTGCTTATAAACAGATGCCGAGGTGCCCCCCGCAGCATCCTGGTTACCATGGGTAAAGACCATGATGGGATGATATTTTAAGCCCATTTGCTTGGCAATCGCATAACCCTGCTGCATTGCCATTAGAGTTGTATTGTATGAGACGGTCCCCGCCGAAAGGTCCACAATGGTTTTACCCGACGCCCCGGTTGAAGAAACCAATACGGTATTGCCGTTAATCGTATGGAGCTGGTAACCTATACCCGATAAATTAGATTCCCGCGTGGAGCCCTTGCCGAAGTTTTCCCGCATCGGCACTAAATACTGAGCATCGGATAACACCATAGTGGTATCTGTTGCGGCAGCGTCAAATTTAGCGCCGCCATTGAAACAAAATGCATCATAGGGATACGGAGCCGTCACCGTAATGGGATTACGAACCGATACCGTACCACCCGCAACTGATAATGATTGCCCATCACCTACCACATGGTAAAGATAGCCGTCATTCTCATTCATCCTATTTGACGCATCCGCTGCCATTCTGGCAGCAACAAAATCATCCCCATTTTGCTGCGAAGCGAACTTTATATAAAATGTACCGTCGCCGTTATCCACCACAACGGGGTTTAAATTAAGAAATGAATCATTTGTTAATTGAGTAAGGGTTTTGCCGTTCTGTAGCAAATACAGGTTATTATTGTTTGAAAAGACCAGAGGGTTTGATGCTGCGGCCGTAGATGCGCTATTGCTTTCAACCGATTTTATCGTACCGTCTATATATTGAATGTAATTCGCATTACCTTCACTGTCAGCGCGAATATAGTCGATGCCGTCGAATTCGGGGTCGTTACTATAATACGTGAAAATATTCCCAATTTGATGCGACCCATCATCATAAAACGTCGCCAGTACGGAGCTGTCAGCGTCTTTGACGATATTCACAAAATTGGTTGCGCCCACTAATTTGACGGAACTACCGAACATCATCGACGCGGCACGTAAAAGACCACTGGACATCAACGCCAGGGCTGTGTTCCCGCTTTCATCCGCCCAGGCCCGCAGTACGCTAGATATTTTTGTCCCGTCGCTCTGATAGGACATAACGCCATTTTGTAATACCGACCCATCATCATAAAACGTCGCCAGTACGGAGCTGTCAGCGTCTTTGACCACCTGGTAGTAATTGCTCCCGCCAACGATTTTAACCGAGTACCCGAACATTAGGCTGGCGATGCGCGCGAGCCCATTAGTGAGAATAACCAGGGTGGGATTGCCGTCTTCATCAGCCCAGGCATGCGCTATGCCGGGAGCAGATTGAATTTCTGGTATGATGGCATAAACCGCATCCACCGCCTCAATGCTCGCATCAATCGCCGCCCCTGACGGATACGTTTTCAGCGCTCCGTTAGAATCGAGAACAGGCGTGGCCACCCCGGAAACGTTTTTACCCTCAACGGCCCAAACAGTATCATCATCAGAACGGTAAGAGAAAGATGCACCTTCTGGTATTTTCCCCGCATCAATTGCCGTCTGAGCAGTAGCTAAATCGGCGAAAGGAAGTTCACCAGACTTAATAAGTCCATTATAGGCTTCCAATTGAGCCTTAAGATATTGCGTCCTATTAGCCAATTGATTAGCTGGTACGTTTAATACGCCACCAGGGCCAGCTTTAGCCCGCTCGGTTTCTTCCAATTGATGAACGCCAGATTCCCATGACGGTGTTTCAGGTAAATCAGCCATTATTCACCTCGGTCGTGGTGTCAGTCGTGGATGTGGTGGCGGGGACAGACACAGCAAGCCATTGGATATTAGGTGCAGTCGATGTATCAACGCGATTCAATAAAACCCGATAGGACTGCAATGCGGTTAGTTGGGCTCTCTCAGCATCCGTGGCCATTTCTAAATTGACCGCGTCTTGCAAAATAGAGATTTGTTCTGTGGCAGACGCAATTAGGGCTGTCTTTTGGGTGTCAGCGACGGCAATGTCTGCCGCGCGCTGTGCATCTGTGTCCGTTACCCATTTCGAACCGTCCCATTTATCGTAAGGCGTGGCAGGAGATGATGTTGTAACATTATCGGACAATGGGCCAATGGCCGTGATAATCTCGGTCGCCAGCGTTTGAGTATTATATACTGTTACCCCACGATAATCGGCCATGACAGACCAGCTGGAATTATCATCGGAACGGACGATGGCCTGATTGTCCACTTTTCCTGGGGGCGCATCGAGACACGAACACGCAGGAATACCGACGCCTAATGCACAATATTCTTCACTTTGACAAAGAAACTCTCCCGTTGATGTATCAAAATGAAATACTGTCACCATCCCCGCCTGGGTGGCGATTTTATTATCGTCAAAAACCGCGTTCTTTTGGTCAGACATTATGCCGCCCTCACGATATAGTTAAAGGCAATATTTTTTACAGTGTTTTCAGAATTACCGGTTGAATTCACCGTAATGGTATGGGTATGCGAGCCCAGTGTTAAATTGTGATAATGAGAGCCGCTATTTGACGTCGTGCCGAAATCCGTGCCCATATTCGAGCCCACCGCCTGATCGCTACCGCCGGATTTTTGCATCGAGCTACCCCAGCCATGATTGTGATCACCCTGGGTATCGGTCTGTTTCGTGCCAAGGTCGGTCGACGATGCTGACGCACTATGGGTATGCGATTTTACGCCATCGGCTTCCTGACTGAGCAACGTTCGACCGGACGCTGGCAACCCCTTAATCGTCTGGCCGCGCAAATCAGGTAATACACCACTGGTATAAACAGCGGCTAAACTGGGGTAAACAGCGGCGCTAAATGACGCGCCATTGCAAATTAGATAACCCGATGGCGGCGTGCTGGTCGGCCACGGAAGCGGAATGCCATAAGGAACTGAAATATTGGCGTTCACCAATATCGCATTAATCGCCTGGAGTACCTGGGTATTATTATCACCGTCAGGATTGATATTGGCGGCTGATAACAATGACAGCAATTCACTTTCGACAGCGCGGAGTGCCGACTGAACATTATTTAAAAACAACGCGGGAACGGCAGTACCTAATGCCCCTGTTCCGGGGTTCCCATCACTAAACTCATTATTCGGTGCATCGACCGGCGGCATAAGGCTTTGCATACAGACTCCAGTTAATCGGTATCTTTTTCGACATAGCCCGTTAAGGGCTGTTCGCCATCCAACAAGGCAGTGCCATCGAGATAAAGCGGGTCTTGAATTTCAGACGCGTAACGGAAATAACACAACGTATGCGCGGGTTTCAGGTCGTTAAAGGTGCTTTCTAATATCTTGTCGCCTAATGTCATTAGCCGTTCACCGACCCGCGATGTTCCGGTACGAAAATAATAAATCGGTACCTGTAATCCATATACATTGACGCGCCAGGTAAAAATAATGTCGTCGATATAAAGCGTATCGCCGCACCGGCTTGTGCCGGCACGAAACGGCTGCAATTCATCAATGGTAATGGTGTAGCCAATACTCTTGGCTAAATTGATGAAATACGGAATATCTAGGCCGCCAGTTTCCGAGAGCTTGATTAAGATAATGTCCAGCCGTTCCTGATAGCCGCTGTCCGCTTTGGGCGTGATATTTAATACCCGCTCCCAATCCTGCAATAAATCACCGGCATAAAACGGCGTAACGCCATCCAGCGCGGCATTGGCTGAGCTGTCGACATTATCGAGCATATCGGCTTCGGCATTGATTTCAGCGGCCAGGCGGGGCTGGGCAGTGTCATAGGCCACGGGCGGGAGCAATGCGGCCAATAGAGTTTTATTACTCATAATTGCGATACCGTAATATTTCCGGCGCGGATCCACTCGACGACGGTATCGTTGACAGTGGGGGACACATTACCCGTAGGCGTAACAATAACCCGGTCGACCACGCCGGTGATATTTGATACCAATGCCTCCGCCTGTGAACGGATAAATGGGTCGCCCGGCGGCAGCTTATTGATGTAATCATCCAGGGCCGAGATAATTGCGGTCGTTGCCGCATCCAGCGTGACACCGTCTAATGAGACCTGAATTTCCAGGTCCACGGCTTTAATGGTCGGTCCCAATACCAGGCAATTTTTGGCCGTCACCGGCCGCACATCGTCGATATAGGCTTGTGTCGCGGCGATAATGTCATCGGACGGTAGTCCGCTGGCAGACGTGATAACCACATCCACCGTCCCCAGGCCCCGGCGCAGCGGGTAAACATAGGCCGCCGTCACGCCATCCACCGACATCGCCCAACGGCGATAATCGTATTGATTGCCGCCTGCCGGCGCGCGACGGATGATGTCGAGCAACCGGGCCAGCAACTCGGTATCGCTTTCCTTGTCCGTTCCGCCGGACATGATGCCGATGGCCACTGTGCTGTCGAACCCCGTGGGGGTACTGTTGAACGTGCCCGACGCGACGGCCGTGGTATTGCCGGCCGCGCCGGCGGTGGAGTAATTGGCGGCCACCGTCCCATTGCCGCCATTGTCCAGGGTTACGGCGGCGGTAGTGGTATAGGACAGGTCGCCACGAGTGATGATAAGACCCGCGTCAGCGCTGGCGCCTGGCTCGCCGGTGACAGTGATATTCCCGTTTGCGGTGGTGGCCGATTTGCGAAACAGATTGCGCGTACGCGCATGCCATTCGAGATATTCCGTATCCGCCGTGTCTGGAAATATTTGCCGGACTATCCAGCCCTGATACTGATAAATGCCGATGGCGAGGCTGGCCAACGCGCTGGCGCGGACATAATAATCGCTATCGACGCCAGTATCCGCACTCGGTAGTTGATTGCTGATGTCGCGCAGAAAATCGCTGCGAATATCATCAAACGTTGGCGTGATATACGGCATTACGCGACCCTCACCTGGTGCTGGTATTCGACGGTGTTGCCGTCTGCCTGGATAACGGTGATTAAAAGAAGCAGCCATCCTGGCTGCCCGGAAAACGTCTCAACCGTGATGCTCTTTGCCCGACCGTCGGTATCAGCCGTGAGCGGTGCGAGCGCCTCTTCGACATACTGGCGGGCGAGTTTCTGGACGCGGGTTACATCTTTCTCTCTCCTCAGCAAGTAGAGTTTTGACCCGACCGCCGGCTGGGCCCACCAGGAGCCGAGCGGGATGGTCAAACGCAGATACACTGCGTTAGCCAGGGTTTGGGTGCTGGTTCCGGTGTAATCGCCGGTTGTCGGGTCTAATAAATTGTCCACGCTGCCATGGTGGCAGCGCGAAGGGGAAATGAAGAGATGAAGAGGTTCAGTGGATTACATTTGCTGATTCGGCGGGTCTGTTACACCGGCCGGATCATCGTGATGATGGGTGTGTTCGTCATAAATAGCACGGATTTCGTCAATCGTCGATTTGCCGTCCGCTATTTCTTGCGTCCCTTTGAGTAGCGGCGTATCAAATTCCGCGCCATTAGTTGCCGCGACATTATAATCTTCCGATTCGACCGTGTATTTTTTGCATTTGACATGGTACTCGTCGCAATCGACATCAACAACGCGCCCTTTTTTGATGGCCACATAGGCGCCTTCGGCGGAATAAATAGCAGTCTCGCCGCTGGCCAACTGCGCAATTCGCAGCGTATCGTTTTCAGTCGCAATAATAATTGAATGCGACGTCTGACCGCCCAGCGGCAAAATAATGCATTGGGTGCCGGCAGGCGGGCAACTGGTGAACCCGAAATGCTGGAACATCTCGGCGTCTTGTAATTGCTCGCCGGCAAAACCGTTAAGCTGCACCTGCTGAATTTTAAGGGCACTATTAACGCGAGTTAAACGGCCCCTAAAAGCAAAGCGAATACCGCGCAAGGCGGCGCGAATGCGTGAATCAATTTGGTCCCACATCGATTATTCCCAAGTCTTTTTGACGTTTGCCTTTGCGGGCCTTTTTCTTCTTCGGATAGGCATCGGGGATCCAGACGCCGTCCTCTTTGAGGCGCAACGTAGTTACCGTGCCGTTCGGCCGGCCGCCGGAGAATTCCCGGCCCATCAGAAAATAGATGGCGTTAATCCCGTGTGGCTCGCTGATGACGTGAATGCGCTGCCCCGGCTGCCAGAGCGTTCCGTCGCTGGTACGATGCCCCTGCACGCGAACGACCAGGCTGTAACCCGCAAGCCGGGCGTCGGCCATCAACTTACGGGCGCGGTATTGGACCTGCGCCAGGTCGTCGGCGTCATGCATAACAACAATCTGCGGCCGGTAGTAACTGACCGTCGGGTCTTGAACGGTATAACGCAGCCCATGCTGGCCGGTCTCAGCAACGCCGGTTGTCATGACGTCGTCGCTGACCGTTACCGAGCTGCTATCGCTCACATCAATGATGCCCAACTGCTTGGAATTGGTGGTATGCGCGTGCCCTTGAGCCAGGACAGTGAGCTGTGAGAAACACCGCTCGATGCTGCTGTCATCGCTGATGCTGAGCACGTTGTTGCCCTCACCGCTGCGACGCATGATGAGGGTGGCAACCGGGTCGGCGGTATAGTCCGGTCCGCCGATAATCAGCGTGCCGTCGGGGGCAAACCAGGGCCACAGGCCGCGCCCGGCGCACGAACGCAGCAGCGTTTCCCAGGCACGCTCGCCAGGCTCGGCGGTGATTTTGTCATTGCGTATCGAGCTCTCGGCATGCAGCTCGATGTTCTTGATACCCAGCGGCCGGACGACCTGGGCGATCACTTCTTCCAGGCTGACCTGGCGGCTGGTGAAAATCGGCGAGGCGCAATCCACCAACACGGCCGCGCCGTCACGGCCGGCCAGGTTCAACGACACCTGGTCACGGGCGACTTGGCGGCCGGCCCGGTCTATCCGGCCGCTCATGACGACATCCGGCCCGACGCGCACCTGGACCGGGGCGCCGCGCACCACGTCGGCCGGGAAAATACCGGTCGATAAGCCAAGACGCATGGACCAGGCATCGGCAGGGATGAGGAAATCGCTATCGATGCTATAGCTGTTCCAGTCTGAATGCACTTTACCGCCGACGATGACCGAAATTTTGTCCTCGTCTAAGTCTTCCGCCTGCTGCTTATTCTGCGTAGCCATAGAGGACATTTCCCGGCAGCACGTTATTGGGGTCACGTAACGATGGATTAAGCAATTGCAGCTCGCTGGCGCGGGTATAATCGCCATACCACAAATGCGCCACCAGGTGAAGGTTGCCGGCGCTGGTGACGGTCCGCTGTATCAGCGGCGGCTTGGCGTTAATCAGCGCTAGCGCCATGGTCTGCACCGATAACGCCATGTCTTTGAGTTCGTCGATGACCGGCTGGTACTCCAGCGCGATGGACGTCGATGCGCTGCTGACGGTTTCCATCTCCTCGGTCCAGGTATCGCGCAGCAAATCGATGGCATCCTGGATGGCCTGGCGGGTGTTACCGGCGATGAGCTCGATGTCATTGGGCGTCAGTACAGCCGTCAGCGTTTCATCGCTCAGCAGGTCGGACGCCTGTTGCGCCAGCTCGATGGCCACACTGATGTGCACCGTCACAATCAGCTCTTTGATGTCATCGGTGGTCACGTTCGCCGGCATGGCCACCGGCGCGGTGGTATCACCCGTCACCAACCCGGACGGCATGGCGGCCACTTCATCGGTCTGGGTCTTCACCGCCGCCCAGTCGGCCATAACGACCGCCGGCGCACTGGCGTACACCGTCGAATCGCCGCTGATGGACGACATCGCCGCGTTGCTGCGCAGACTCAAGGATGACTGTAAATCGGTCATAAATGCCGACGGAAAGTTGACAAAATCCGTGGTGCTATTGACGAAACCGACCACATCACTACGTAAAATCGACATCATATTGAGGCCGGCGACGCCCAGCGCCTTTGCCCTGGCCAACTGCTGGCGCACCGTGCGAAGCGGCTGCATGGCGTTTTCCAGCAGGGTCGATGTGCTATCCAGGAGACTTTGCACCTGGTTGAAAATGGCATCCGCCTGGCTGAGTGGCCAATCACGCGTGAAGAATTTGATGTCGAGACCGGACTGCAAGAACTGGATATCAATGGTGCAATAGTCCGGGCTCTCGGCTTCGTGGTTCACTTGGTAGAGAAAGCACTGCATGCTCGGCATAGAGCCGAATACCGGGTGGATCAATTCGCCGGCGCCCTGGGTGTCGAGCGCCGCCAGGAACGATTGCAAGCGTGACTCGTAATCATCGCCCCAAAATACCGCCTGCACCTGGAGACTGCGGGGCTTGGCGCCCAGGTCCTCAATGTTGGCGCCGTTCTTATACGGATATTCGTGCTGGGCAATGTCGCGCTGAACACTGTCGCGGGTGTTGATAATGTCGAACTGAACGCCCCGAAACGACGCGTCCAGGAGAGAGTCAGCCCAGGCCATCAGTGCGGCCCTCCCTGCGGTCCCCGGGCGGCAGCCTGGCTGTTGTATTCGTTGGTCGCCTCGGCCACCACCTTGCCGTCAAGGACAAGCTGCGTGGTGATGTTGATGGGCGTTTGATAGCCGGAACGTTCCTGGTAAGTCGGCCTGGCGTAGCCATTCGCGGCGGGGGCTTGGAGATAGGTGGGTGGCGTCCACCAGGGCACGGTGCCGTTAGCCTCGTCGTGGTCTAACCTGTCCAGCCAATCCTGATTTTCTTTGGCGTAGCCCGGACCGAATTGATACCAGGGCTGATAAAGCTTACGGGCCTTATCAATCCGATCTTGGCTGTAGCGAGCATGCAATGCTTTCCACTGAGCCGGGCCGTTGGCAAGCTCTTCATCATCGTCGCGGGTGGTAAATGTCGCGGCAGCGGTAGCCGACATCCCTAAGCCGAGCATTTTTAACAGACCGGCTGCGGGTCCTGATGCTGCCGCACCGCCAGCCGCTGCGCCTCCAGCCCCAGCCGCTGCTGCACCCCCGGCAGTAGTCAGAAATTTGAGACCGGCAAACGCCCAGGCGGCGACTGTCATGGCTTTGATGGCTATCTCAGCGCCGGCAATGGCCTTGGTCAAGCCGGGATATGCGCCGGCATATTCGGTGAGGTCCCCAGCCAATTTACCCAGAACATCGGATAACGATTTTACCGAATCCATCTCGGCGAAGTCTTTGGTGTTCTGGAATTGGTTGACGCGGTAAAGATTGGTACCTTGGATCAAATCAAAATTTTGCTCACCCGCCTGCTGATTAGCGGGTAGTTCTCGCTCTTGATTCACACCCTTAATTACATCACTTCCGTATTTACGATTTGCGCGCCACGCGACCAAAGCCATCAATGCCTGGCGGTCAGCAATAATCTGTCCGATAGCTGAACCCTCCAGAATTTTGGCCTGAGATTCCATTATTTCCCGGCGAGCCGAATCACTGGTTGTACCTTTGAGTTGTGTCTCCAGATTTTGATATTCCGGATTATTAGCCACGATTTTATCGGTAAGACCGCTGAATGCCTCAAGGGCATTCATCCCTTTCGCCCGGGCTCTGACAAGAGTTCCAGGTAAATTAATTCCTTTACCGTTATATTTAATTCTTGCGGCAGCATTGGCCGCATCCTGACTGTTAATTTTTGTTAGCAAGTTAACAACGTTATTCCCTGCCTCATCAGGAGTGCCCGCACTTATCATTGAAGTCTGGTTAAAACCTAGCAAGACCGCGAGATCGCCAAGACCATTCATCCCAAGTGCATTAGCCGCTGCAAGTTGTTGGGGTAACCATTTGGCCAGGTTTTTTATTTCAAAAGAACCCAATTGCCCTGATTTAATTACCATATTCAGAGCTGTGGGTATTTGTGAGTCAGAAATACCAAAAGATTGTTTAAGCCTGATTGCTATCTGGGCCAGCTCTTTAGGGTCAGCTTCGGTCGCTGTTGAATATTTCTGAAGCATAGGCAACAACTTTTCAGCTGAACTGTAATCCACTGCACCTGACGCCAGTAATGTATCCAGTGTTTCGGCCGCTGTTTCCTTTGTCCCGCCTCCAACAGAGACCGAACGGCGGATAAGCTGGTCCATCGACTGCATTCCTTTGCGACGTCCAGCAGTATTCTGGTCGCTAAAGGCTGTATTGGCCATATAGGCCAGGCGCTGTTCGTAAGACATCTGATTGCGAATGGTGGGAGCTACTACCGCGCCGGCCGCCGCGAGTCCGCCGGCGACTGCCGTGACGTTGCCGCCCCACATGCGCATGCGCTCCATGCGCGACATCGATTGTCCGGCGCCGTTGAGCTCAGTGCGTAACCTTGACACCTGGTTGGTCATGGCGCTGAATGCCCGCGCTTGCTCATTGGCGGTCATGGTTCCGGTGCGCAGCAGCCGATTATAGGCGGCCTGGGTCTGGGCGATTTCGTGCTGGATAGAGCGTTCAGAGCGCACACCCAGCGTCTCCCGGGCGGAGGCCGCCCGCTGGTATTCCTGCTGCAAAGTACGGGAGGCACGGATGCTGGTCTGACTGGTCTGCTCACGGGTGCGGCCGAGTTGCTCCTCGGCTTTGCGGGCATTATTGACGTCAGTGGTGGTGTCCTGGAGCGCCTTGCGGATGACCTTAGAACCCTGATCGCGGGCCAGCAATGTCATCGCAAGCTGTAGATCACGGGCCATTACCGTTTCCTCGTCTGGGGTTTATTGCGCCGCCGTGACTTGATATGCGTGGCCCGGGATGGCTTTTTGCCATGCAGCCGGGCCAGCGCTTCAAGCCAGGATTCGAGCTCGGATAACGTCATTCCTGCGACACGGTCAGGGCTGATGCCGTAGCGTCCGAGGGCGAGAGTGGCGACGCGGAGTCCGTCAAGGCCGGCACTGCGCGCATCCGCTTTTTTTTAAGGCCGGCCAGTTCCGCATCGAGGATATCCATATCCTCGTCGGTCAAGCCGGCGAGCAGCACCTCGGCGGTGATCTCCTCTTTTGTCAGGGTGCCCAGGGATTGCAGCACCTCGGCCATCACGGCCACCCGGTAATACATCGACGCCGCCGGGCTATTGGTCTCGCCCCGGGCTTCCATAGTGGCCGCCAGGGCATCGACGGTATGACGGATAACCGGCAATGTGACGGTATAGTCATAATGAATGACGTCGCCCACCTGGACGCCGTAGAGCAATTTTCCGGACGCGTTCATCAGCCTTTCACCTTACGCAGTGCCTGTACCGTCAGGTCGCGGCGGGCTTCGTTATCGACCGTGTATTGCTCACCGGTCTGCGTGGTGAAACAATCCAGATAGCTGTAGAGCGGATTGCCCTCAAGGTCCATCATGGTCAGTTTCGAGCCTTCCATCGCATCCCAATCCGGCTCGGCCACGTCTTTGGGGATAACCACCGTGACGGTCAGTTGGTAATCCGCAATGCCCTGTGCAAAACCTTTCGCCCGGCCGGTGCTGTTCATCGTCTTGACCAACTTGCGTCCGGTATTGGTCTGTGTGCGCACATCGGTGACTTCGATTTCCTGGCCATCCATATACAGGACAATCGGCCCCACATATTCTTCAAGTGCCATTTAAAGGCTCCTTATAAAAGCAAATCGATGACGCCGGCAAACACATGCAGGCCATTGACCACATCCGACGGGATACGCGCATCGAGCCGATCCACATCCTGACTGTCGCGCTCTACGATGAGACCGTCCTTATTCGCCTCGACCTCTTCGATGATCTCCAGCTCTTCAAGCTTGAGCAGCACATCATAGAGCTCGCTTTTCACCAGCGGCGGGGTCCGGCTGGACAACTTGCTGCGCGGGAAGCGCAACGCAATCCGCTCGCGGCAGGCTTTACGCACATAATCGAGTGTGCGGATGGTGGTAAGGTCCAAAAGCGATACATCATCCACACCGCTCGCATTTTTGGTGTAGGTGGTGATGGCCCGGACGATCTCGACCACATCACCCGAGCCGATTTCAAACGGCGTCAGACCATTTTTCAGGGCGTTTTCCTGCTCGGTGCGCCCCGGGCGGCTGGTAATGTCCGTCACGTCAAGTGCCATGGTCAGCGTGTTGAGCGGCCGTGCCGGGTCTTCCTCGCTGGCGATGGCGGCGGCATAGGCGGCGGCGATTTCCGCCGGCAACAGTACCGAGCCGTTATGCCAGCCCAGCGTAATACGCCCGCCGTTGAGGCTAGCGGCGAGCGTTGTTCCGGCCGCCAAGGTGCCGGGCCAGCCGCCCACGCCAATGGCGCCGCGCTGCTCCATGGGTCCCGAGACAAAATCCAGATGGGTGCGCAACGCCGTCAGCGCCGCCTGGCTGGAAAACGGGCAAATGATAATGTTGTGGCCTGCGGCCACCACGGCGGCCAGCGCCGGCGCGATATCCGGGTCCGTGGCGCCGCCGGCCATAGCCGCTACCGCCACCGTGGTACCGGATGCGGTGGTCTGCGCTCTGAGCTTGATATCGTTGCCGACCGTCCCCTTGTTTTTGGCCGTCAACGTCACCACGCCGGCAGCCGCTGCTGCGGTCACCGGCAGGCCCGGCAGATTGCCGATAGTCGTCACCAGGTCCGCTGCAATCGCTGTCGCCGTATCGGCGGCGCTGACGGCCACATCGACCCGGGTATTACCGACCCACAGGCTGACCACGCCTTGAGCGCTGGCCGGCCCGGTAAGGGTCACCGTGCCGCTGGCGGCCAGGCCGGCTTCGGCATCCGCCACGCCGATGACCGTCAAATCCAGATAGGCATAGCTATTGATGGCCGCAATCGTCATCAGGTGCGCCACCGAGCCATAGCCGAAATAGACCGCCGCTTCGTCGGCACTGAAGACGCTGATGGGGGTCAGCGCCGCCTGGCTGCCGGCGGCGAGCATCGGGGCGAGTAGCAGTACCTTTTGCGCGTTGGCCGGCAAGGTGCGTACCGCCAGGCTGTAATTGAATTCCAGGTATTGCCCGGGCTTGCGGATGCTCGACCCGATGGTGTTAAACGAAATGTTCGGGCTCGACATTATTTGTCTCCTTTGCCGGCATCGGCGGCGGTCTGGGCGGTGGCCGTCTCAGCCGTGGGGGAAGTGGCGGCGGCCGGCGCTGCCTCCGTCACCCGGAGCAGGTCGCCTTCGGCCAACCGGCGCAGATAATAGGCGCTCTCGGCGACTTCAAGCGCCTCGGCGTCGGTGATGTAGCGCCGGGGATTGTCCTCACGCGGCACGCTGATACCGGTCCTGGCTTTAACTTTCATGATTGATGATGTCCTCCGCTGCGGCCGGGTCTTGGCCGTTCAGGAAATACTGCAAATCGGTGGTGAGCCAGTCCGGGTCGTCCGGGCTGCTGGCGCCGCCGTACTGGCCGAACAGTCGGTCCGGGTCGTCCGCCGGTAAATCCGCCGGCGCGAGCGGAAACTTGCCGTTCTCAAGCGCCATCGAGTCAAACCGGGTCTCGAACTCGCAAGCGAATACCGACATCGCGGCGGCTCTTACCTTGGTGTTGAACAACGTCTGGACCTTGCCCGGCATCAGATAGTCGATGCCCAGTCCCAGGTCCTGACGGGCCAACAAACGGCGCACCGCATAAATCAACTGATACGAACCTATCTCACCGAACGCCGGCCCGCCCTGGCGGGTCGCCTCGTCGCTGCGCACGCTGTGAGTGCCGACGATGACCACGAACCGACCGGTATCGCGCCACTTGTTGCGGGCGGTGCTGACCAGTTCGGCTTTCTGGATACCGCCGAACGTCACCCACACCGCCGGCAACCGGCGCACCACGTCAGCCGGCTCGCCATCGAGTTCGCCACTGTAGGAATGCACCCCCTGGACCAACTTGCCGAGCCCCTGGGTGAGCCTGGCGATAATGGCGGATTCGATTTGCGTGATAATCAAAACGCACCCCCATTCGTCTCATTACGCCCAAACACACGACCCGACGATGTAAACCGGGCCACGCTAGCGCCTTCAGCCACCTGGCCATTCGGTAAACGGCCCAGAGTAATACGGCCATCGGCCACCCGCTCCAGATAACGCAATGCATCCTCATAACGTTCCCTGATCTCCTCGGTATTCTGCGTTTCGGCGCCCGTCAGTTCATAACGAGCGATATCACAGCAGATGCCCACCAAGATCCCGGGCGTGTCCGGCCAGGGCACCGGATAACGGCCGGCCAGGTAACTGTCGATGCGGGACGATGCCCGCTCAAGACCACCGGTCAGCACGTCGTCGTCGATTTCGCCCGTAAATTCACGGTCGGAGAGCGCTATGCACTCGCGCTCGCCGAACTGGCGGACCATATCTTCCCGGGTCGCGTAGGTCATTATTTGCTGGCCTTGGTCGCGGTGGCAGCGGCGGCGGTCAATTCATCGACCTGGGACTGCAACGCGGTTTTGTCCGCCGTCAGTGCATCAACCTGGGACTGCAACGTCGCCTTGTCGGCCGTCACGGCATCGAGCTGCTTTTGCAGGTCGCCATCGGACGGCGCTTCCCCGTCGTACACGACCAGCATCGGCTCGGCCTTGAGGATGGCAATCTGTTCGGCGGTAAACGAACCGTCCGGCCAGGTCACCGGCTTGTCGCTGTGGGCCTTGCCACAGCGGCGGAAACCGTCGCGTTTCGCGGTAATCGTAATCACAGGCATTATGCAGTCACCCCGGTTGAGCCATACGCCATTTGCCAGAAGCCATAACCGCCGTTCGAGCGGGCCTCGGCGCCAAATTTATATTTTTTCAGCATGAAGACGTCGTCGCTGTCCATGTTGGTCTGCTCCACAAAGACCGGTTTTTTCCGTTCCTGATAGACCAGGGGTTTCACCGGCTTGGTGACATCGAACAGGTACCATTCGGTATCGGTGGCCAGTCCCGGCCACACCAATACCTTGGCGGTGCCTTTGTAGATGTTCGGGGTCTGGTCCGGAAAACGGTCAGCCGTCATCAGGTAGTTGGCCACATCCTCCAGCGCCGGCGGAACGACCAGCACCCCCGGATTGATGCGCAGGCTTTCACCTTCGTCGTCGCTGAAATTACGCATCGCGGCCCGGGCAACACCATAGGATGCCTGCGCGGCGGCCAGGGTGGCGTAAGACAAGGCTTTGGTGCCTTTGTTGGAGGCGACACCGGCGCCGACCGGGTGATCTGTATCGAAAAAATACTGGCCGTCATAGCACAGGTTGGTGAACCCGCCGCTGATGAGACGACCGATAATATCGGACGGCAGTTCGGCGGCCGATTGCCCCGCGCCCTGCGCCTGTTGGGCGTAGCCCAGCATGGTGTCGTCTTCGATATCGTTGCGGTCGACCTCAATGGTCGCTTCCCAATCCTTATTGCGGATGGTGTAGCTGAACCCTTCGAGCGCCTTAACGATTTTTTCGCCGATCCATTCCTTCATTTTCGGGAAGCGCGAAAGCCAGGCGTAATTTTCCTCTTTGGTCGTGGAGGGCACGACCATCGCCACCTGTTGCCAGTCGTTCGGCGTCTGGTTGAAGGCGTTTTGGAAGGTCGACTTCAACCCGACAAAGATGGTGCGCAGGTTTTGTTTATTCACTAACACGGGCGGTCTCCTTAAATTTCTACCCAGACGCCATCGGATTCGACGGCGATGACCGTGCCGGCAACCGGTCGGGCATCGTCATCACTGGTCGCGGCAACAGTAATGCTGTCCGAGACATAACACGGCTTGCCGACCGACGCCTGCGAAACGGCATCGCTCGACAAATTCGCGAACTTCCACGCCTTGCCCCGACGGACATTCACCGAGGTGGCCCCGGCCGCGCCGGCGGTGTTGTCGGCGTATTCATCGGACACGCCGAGAACCGTTAGCGCGGCGGTAGCCGCTGCCGGTACGGCCAGGCCGCTGGCATTGGCGGCCACCATATGACCGCCATAAATCATCGTGGCCGCCGCCACGGGCACGGCGACAATCTCGCCGTTGCGATAGGGGGTATTGCGATCCATTACTGGGCTTCCTCTTTAATGGTGGCGGGATCAATGCCCATCAGGCTCAATACCGCCGTATTGAGTTCACCGTCCTCGGATAAGACATCCTTGGGGCGAGAGCCTGACGGCGCTTGGCCGGCGGTTTGAGTACGGGATAACGCCGCGACCGGCCGTTGCTTGTCCAGGTAGGCCTGGAGCTCCTCGGGCTTGGTTTTCGCCAGGGCATGCGCCCAGGCTTTTTGCGCCGGCAGCAACCGGCCGTCGGACAGTGCGGCGGTGATGGTCTGCTCGGACTGTTTGAGCGACAGCTCGGCGAGACGCTCCTCGCCGGTGGCGCGGGCTTCGGCAATGGCCTGGTTCATGGTCTCGACGCTGACAAACCGGGTCGGGTCGGGGCTGTCGAGTTGGGTTGTGAGCGCGACGATGCGGGTTTCCTGCGCCGCAATCCAGGCCAGACCGCTGGCGGCGGCCGTGGCGTCATCCGCCGCTTTGATTTTGGCGATGAGCTTGGTCAGCTCGGCCAGAATGTCGTCCTTGGTCGACGACAGCGGCAAACCCAGGAACCAGCGCAGCTGTTCCAGCAAATCTTCCATTACGGAATCCTCAAGTGTGGCGACGGCCAGGAGCGAGGCGGCGGCAAGCATCACCTCGTCCATGCCGTCCAGGGCGGGCGTATTGGTCAGGGCCGCGTTAATGAGCGCCGTCACCTGGCCGGTGGTGTCGTACTGAAAAACCGGGGAAATAAACTTGTACTCGTTGGCATCGATGGCGCTGGCGGCGGCAGCGGTCCAGTCCACGTCAACGGCGAACAGCCCTTCGCCCTCACGCCATTCCAGCGTTTTGAACCAGCCGGAGGCCGGCGCCGGCTGGCCGTTTTTGGCCGCCAGCAGCGTCTGGTGCTCGTAGTCGATGACATAGGGCGTTTGCCGGGCATTGGCCTGGGCAATCAATACGGCCGCGCTGCCGGCATCGATATGCCAGGCATCGCATTCCGCCGGCCGGCCGTCGGCGGCGCGGAAGGTACCGGCCGGCAACAGCTGGATGACCCCGCGACTGGCGGCGTTGATGGCAAGTGAGAGTGAAGCGATGCGCGTTTTCATGCCGCTGACAGTAGCAAAGGGCGGCACGCGCAATAAGGTGAAGGGGTTCAGTCCGGATTGAAGGGAGGGAATATATCGCCGGATCATGATGTCACTCATGAACGGTGGGTGGCAATAGCGCTAATCGTTTTTAAACTGCTTTTAAAAACGCACGGAGGGGGTTTAGACGCACCATCATGGCCGTTTGCGGCGTCAACGGCGTAGCGGGCCGTTTAGCGCGTTTTATGATTGCGGGAGAATTACCGGTAAATCTGGCTGAAATAGTCCTGCGCTTTTTCTTCCATGTCTTCCACGTCCGTTTCGGTCAGACGCATGAATTCGCGCCGGGGCATGTTGATGGTGTACGACGGCAGCGTGTGCCAGGTCGAATGATCGGCGCCGTCCTTTTTGGCGAAACGATTGATGCGTTTCCCTTCCTTGTCGTTCTTGTAATACGCCTTTTGGCTGCGGGCCGGGATATTGATTTTGCCGCCGTTGTTGTGGATGCCGGCGTAGACAACATTGGTGCCGACCATCGCCCAGTCGTTATCACTGTAGGGCATGATAGACGTGGCCAGCCGTCCGGAGCGTTGCAGGATTTGGCCGGGACCGCGCCGCTTGGCATAGCGTGGGCTCCAGCCCATCCATTTCGGACGGCCCTGCTGGGCGAAGTTCTCCTCGACGGCGTCCCACATCAAGCCCGCCAGCTCGCGCATCAGTGGCTGGCGGTGCTCCAGCTTGTTGATGAGTTCGCCGAGCGAATGCGCGAAGTCGGTGACGTCAAAGACGATTTCATGTTGCGCCATTATAACGCCCCTTCCAGGACCGGCAGCGTGTTCAGGCTCTCCAGCGCCGCCGGCGTCAGCGCCCGGCCGCTGTCGGACAGTTGCAGGGTGTAGCCGGTGACGGCATCGCCCGCCGTGGCCCGCACCGCGTGCAGGGCGTCCTCGGCGCGGATGACATAGACCAGGTCGGTATCGTCCAGCAGTACCGCCACCGGCTCGCGCAATTGCGCCGGTAGCGTCTCCCAGACCGGACCCGGCGCGGTCGTCACCGCGCTGTCGGTGACCGTCAGCACGGCGGAGCTGGGCGCCAGACCCCTTCGGTTCAGCCCATCCAGTACGCGTTGGCTGATGGCGCCGGTGTGGCGCAACGAGCCGGTCGGCTCGCGCAGCAGCGTCTGGTCGACGAATTTGCGCATGTCGCCGGTCAGCGCGTCCAGCAGCTGCGGCTCGGAGAGCGTCTCGCGCACCGCCTGGACGGCCAGCGCCGGCGGCGCCGAGGCGGAGCGGTCCATCAACCGCTGACCGAGACCGGCCAGCCAGCCCTGGCCCGGGTTGTGGCCAAAGCCGGCATCGGGGGTATAGAGTTGGTCTTTGTAGCGGAACGCCTGAACCTCGCGGGTGTCGTCCGGGCCCCAGGCCTGCTGCACGGTTTCGAGATGACCCTCGCTCGACCAGACGGTGATGTTGTTGCGGTCGACGTCTTTTTGCGTCCGGGCGCGGATGCGGCAGCGGCAATGATAGCCGTCGGGCGGGTAGGAAAATTGCCAGATGGGGTCATCATAGCGGGCGGTCAGTCCGTTCAGGGCGGCATGCGCCGGGCGAGTCCGGAGGTCCATCACCGCCACACGCGTCCAGAACGGCCGGTCGGCGACATTGGCCATTTGCTCGGCGTAACGCCCGGCGCCGTACGCGGCCTGCATATTGGTTTCAAAGATGGTGCGCAGCCGGCGCGGCGTCAATTGCTTGCCTTCCAGCACGCCGTCGTCATCGGCAACCAGTTTGGCTTTATCGGCCAACCAGCCCTTTTGCGTCAAAGTCGGGGTGAGATCGCGGCGAAACTGCTCCAGCGTTTTGCCGTTGGCCAGTGCGTCTTGCAGACTTCCCCGGATATCCTCCAAGATGTCCTGCTTGAGCACGCCGGCCACCGTGAACGCGGTGGCGTGCGCCCGGGCTTCGACGTCATGCCAGTTAAAGCCCATGGCATAGCCCTTTGACTGGAAATACTCGATAGCCGCCTCGGGACGCAGACCGAGGGCGTAACTGAGATCAACGCCGTCAGCGGTCGGCATTGAGACGCCCCCAGATGTCGGCGACGAAAATGGCCTGCTCCAGCAGGGTCAGCAGTTCGGCGTCGTCCAGGTCCGGGTAGCTGGCCGCGATGATGTTTAAGGCGTCATCCGGCGTCTGGCCGGCTTGCAGAGCGTTGACCAGCGGCGCGGTGAGTTTTTCCATGGCGCCGGCGATGGCCTCCGGCACCGGCCGGCCATTGTCGAGCGCGTCCTGGGCAGGGTCGGCCAGTTCATTGGCGCTGGTCAGTGCGACCAGCTTGCGCCAGGTGCGGTTGAGCGCGGCCGGGGATGCTGCGGCGGCCGGCGGCGCGGCGACCTGCAACACCTCTTCCCCATTCTGCGGCTCCGGGATGCCGAGCTTTTTATGCACCCAGGACGCCGGCATGGTTTTGAGGCCGGCATCCACCAGGTTTTTCACGCCGGTGGAAAACGACTCAATATCCTCGATGTCGCGTGTATCAAACAACAGGCTGGGCAAGCGGCGGCGTGGGACCTCATACCCATTGATGCGCAGCAGCATATCAATCATGCCGCGAAAAAATCCTTCAAGCTGCCGGGCATCGGCCACCAGGATGTCATGACGCACCTCGTTATGCACATTGCCCAGGGCATTGGTCGACGTTTTACCGTCCGCCTGGCTGGTCAGCGTCGCGCCTAAAATGACTTTGGACTCGGTCCGTTCGCACCAGTCGATCATGGCCACAAACGGGTCAACCTGGCCACTGGCGGCACTTTTGAAATCGATTTGAGTTCCCTGGGGGATGACGCCCGAGGCGTTATGGCCGAGCATGATCAAGGCCTCATAGAGCGCATCCTTGTCCTGGTCCGTGGCGCCCGGCATATAAGTGCCGACCCGTGCCGGCAGGCCGTAGATTTCCAGGAATTCCGCCAGGTCGCGAGAAGCAAAATTCTTGAAGAGATAGGGCCAGACCAGCACGCGGTACAACCCCGATTGGCCGGTAAAGCCGGTTTTGGCGTTGTGCTTATGCACCATCCAACCGAAGGGCCAGAGTTCCGCACCGCCGATGGTTCCATCCGATAGTCGGATATGATCGCCCAGGTCCGGCCGGGCCTCAAACCAGCGATGCGGACGCAGATACGCGGCCGACGGCAGCCAGATATTTTCCTCCAGCTCCCATTCCAGCTCCTGGCAACTGAAGCCATGGCCGATGGCGTCCGCCGCCTGCAAGATGATGTCCTCCAGGTTATCCAGGCTGTCGAACCACTCCTGGACCATCGCGGCGCTGTTTTTCTCATCGGCCGAAGGATTGCGGGGCGGCTCGATGCTCCAGTCCAGCCCCAGCAACGCGTTTTTGCGCTTGGCCATCTCGGAAAAAATGTGGCCGTCCTTTTCAACCATGTCATCGAACAGGTCGGCTTGGGCGGAAAGGTAACCCTGTTCGGCCTCCCGGAGAATGCGCGGCAGCCGGCGAATGGTCAGACCCCGGGAGGGGTGATCCGGATATTGCCGGTTTAACTGAATCAACCGGGTGGTTTGCGGCGCCTGGGTGACGGCTTTGTCAAACGGGCGTCCGTACTGATCTACAATCTTACCCATTACCATCCTCCACTGCCAAAGCGGCCGTATTTGCGGGCCCGGTCAGAATGTCTGCTGTCATCATCGTCTTTCTCATTGTCAGGGCGTTTGGGTACGTGACGAAATCCGTCCATTGAACCGAAGGAATTACAGAGCGCCCAGAGCATATGCAGGGCGTCCGGGCCGTCATCGTGATCGGCCTTGGGGAAATGGCGCAATTGCTCGATAAGCGTGGTCTGCGACGGATGCAGCCGTATCAGCTTGTTGAAGACATGCGGTTGCAGGGACTCGATACGCAACAGCTTATCCGAATGCGGGATAACCGGCATGGCCGGCACAGGGACGCCTAATTCTGCGGAGCGCTTGACCAGCTCGGTGCGCAGGAATTCCTGGAACTGCACCGCCTCCACCGACCAGCACAGACAGCGATATTCGCGCTGCAATTCGATGGTGTCGGAGATGATTTTATCCGGTAGGCGCTTTTTGACGGCCGCCTCTACCACGTCCAGCACGCGGGTCATCCGGTTGAATCCGCCGACCAGCAGCGCCGAAGGGTCGCGACTGTTGCCGTTCTTGCCCAGGCTCGGGTCAATGGCGCCAAAAAAGACCCATTCACTTAACCTGTTTACCCAGAAAGTAATGCAATTCGCAAACGGCGCATCTTCGCCGCTGACCGGGTCATTCTGGTATTCGCTATCGAAAGTCGAATGGCCGTCACGGGCGCGGATCAACATCAGTGTATAGAGCGGGCGCGCCGACCAGGACACCACCGCGCCGGCGTCCATCTCGTCGCGATGCAGCTCATAGAAGGCGCGGGCCAGGACTTCGCCGTCCTCCTCGTTGTTGCGCAGCACTTCTTCCCACTTTTCCCACAGCGTCATGTCCGAGGGCCATTGGATCATCGCCTTGAACCGCCGCCGGCGCCAGAGCGGGTTTTTTAGCGTCCGGGACAGCACCGAGTCGTAATGCAGGATGGTGCCGATGTAGATCACATCGAACTTGCCGCCGGCCTCGCCCAGGGGCAGGACGGTCTTTTTCAGCCAGTTGTCCAGCTTGTCGCGCTGGTCTGGGTTGCGGACCAGCTCGTCATTCTCGATATCATCCAGTACCGCCAGGTCGGGGCGATAAGGGCCATGACGCAGACCGCGCAGTTTTTTACCGCTGCCAGCGACCTGCACCTTGATGTCGGTGGCGGTCAGGATGGTCCCCATCTGCCAGACCCGCCCCGCGCCGCATGCATTGGGAAAATCCATCTTCAGGCGGGGATTCCAGCTCAGCTCGGCCTTGATGGCTTCGAGCATCGGATAGGCCTGGTCGATACTGTCCATGATGATGACCGGGTAATGTTTCAGCTCAAGGATAATATTCCAGAGTACAAACAGCTGGCTGACGATGGTGGATTTAGCCTCGCCACGCGGTGCGGCGATGGCGTCTTGCTGGCTGACTGGATTGCTGACGATTTCGGGCAAGCGCTGGAACAGGAACTTATGCAGCTCCGATTCATCATGATGGCGAATATAGTGCGGGAAGTAGTTTTGCACGAAATAGCGAAACCCGGTCACCCGGTCTTTGACCTTCGCACCGCGCTCGCGCACGGCGTCGGGCGAGGGGTCGAACCCGACCTGTTCGGCTTCAATCGACCGACGCAACGAGGCGGCCAACTCTTCAAGTTGGGCGCCAAATTCCTTTTTAGTAAGGTTACTTTTCTTCCGGCTAGCCATATTAATCCTTTAAGGCCGCATTAATAGCATTGATGATGCGGTCTTTGGCTTGCCAGGACGATTCACCGTAACCGGGTTCAAGCCAGAGTTTCACGCCATTGGCCCAGATATAGACGTCGCCATAAGACCCGCTTTCTACACGGGTGATGGCACTGGCCATAACCCAATTTTCTTGACTGATTTTGATAAGCTGATCGGCCATTCCAACTCTTCTCCAAGATATCTTTGTTATCGTCTTTTCAGTCGAACCGAAGGGGCATATCGTTAAATCGCTCCCCTCGCGTTGCTCACTTCTAAAGGAAACAAACATGGATTTAACAGCCATTGTTACAACGATTTCTGGACTCAAAACCTCAATCGATATGGTAAATACAGCCTTAAAGACCAAAGAAGATGTGGCTGTAGCTACCGCTGTCTTTAACCTTCGTTCCCAGCTAGACGCCCTTCAAGAACAGCTATTTGAATTACGAACGGATTATGAGGCGATTTCTCGCGTTAAAAACACGATTGAAGCTGAACTCATGGCACTTAAAAAACAGATAGTGGACGAGTCCCGCTATTCGCTTTGCGCGCTTCCCACGGGAACGTTCGTATATCGTCTTAACGAAGCACATCGCGCCACCGAACCCGTGCATGACCTTTGTCCCAATTGCTACGGTCAACACATCAAATCCATATTGCAATTTGGTGGTTATAAGAATTCGCATAAAACCCTCCAATGCCCTCGATGCCAAACTGAGATTCTCAGCGAGCTAGTGCCCCTAAAAATACCTGTCGTCCCAAGGCTAAAAAGCGGGTGGTGAATCTTCTCAATGAGTTACGCCCGTTCGGGCGAAACTCGGGTTCAGAAACACCACTCAATATTTCTTGGCAAACGCAATCGCATCGGCCAGTACGTCGCTGACGTCGTGCCCGGCGACCAACAGGATGGTTTCCAGCTTGTCGGCGATTTCCTCTTCCGTCTTGGCCGCTTTTTTCACATACGCTACGGAATCGTCCCACACCTCATCAATGGCATGGTCGGCCACTTTGAGCAGCACCTTGACGCGGTTAAACATGACATCCTTCTCGGACGCGGCTTCCGGCGCGGCCGGCGCGGGGGCTGGCTGCGGCGGCACAACCTCCGTCACTGCGCCGGCATTGCTGTCCTGTACCGTCACGGTCTGGGCAACCTGGCCCGGCGCCGCGCCTGCGGCATTCGGGTCGACCACAGGCGTGGCGGCTCCCGCTGCCGGAAGCGTGCTTTGCAACACATCAGATTGAATTTCGCTCATTTTCGTACTCGCTTTGCTAAAGAGGCGTTTAAGCCAGGTGAAAGAAATCATGGTTTCGGCCCTCGATATCAGCCATATAACTGTTCCATCTCGGCGCCAAAGGGCGCCAGGATTTCCACGAACGCCGCCAGATGCTGCGGGTATTTTTCCCCGACAAAGGTGGCCAGCTTTTGAACCACGTCGAGCGCAACGGCCAGCTCGCTGGTTTCCGGCAAGATTTTTTTACTGGCCGACACCGCCTTATTGAAGGCGTCCGCCAGACTGGCCAGGAGCTCAACGCGCTCTTTGGGAGAAATGTCTCCCCCGTTGCAGTTAATGGCCTCCAGCGTGGCCTGGTACTGCGTCACCAACCCGGTCAGCACGGCGCGGCCGATATCTTCCAATCCATTGCTGGCCATGATGTGCGCAGCGCGCAGCTTGTCCCAGTCATCCCCATTCTCGCGCGCCTCTTTTTTCCAGCGGCTGGCGGTCGCGAACGCGACGCCGGCCTGGGCCGCCGCGATTTCCAGCGAGAGCTGGTTAAAAATGTAACTGCGACGAAGCCGGTCCCTGACTTCCTGCGGATGCGCCATATCAGATTCCTAAACGTGTTTTAATAAGCAACACCACTGTAGTGACCATACCGCCGGACAACGCGCCGGCTATCCCGCCGCGCCGCATGGCGGCGGTATCGATGACGTCCATGCGCTTATTAAGTTGGTCCAACTGGCTGGCGATGCCATCCAGTACCGCCGGCGCACAGGCTTGCAATTGAATATCATCCAACTGGGCGCTGATGCGTCGCAGTTCGGACAGTTCAGAATGGCTCACAGATGGCGCGGCGCGGCGCGTGCGCCGGCGTTTGCGGGTGGTGGTGGCTGCCGTCATTTGTCCGCCTTCCTATCGAGCTTGATATCGATACGCTCAATCGATTTTTTCAAATCGTTGAGCAAATCCTTAAGCGCCGCTAAATCATGGCGGGCATCGTCGCGGCGCTGATATTCGGTCCTGATGTCTTCCACGGCCTTATGGAGGTCGTTAATCTCCCGTTGCTGGCCATGCAGGACAAAACCGCCCAGGAAGCCGCAAATGGCCAAAACAATGTTGAACGCCATTTCCAGGCTCATTATTTGCCTCCCGTCGCCGCCGGCGTCGCGTACAGCGCTTTTATCGAATCAAGCTTGCTCTTCAGGGTTTGGCACCAGGCGCCGTAACTGCTGGCGTGGTTGAGGAGTCCGGCGGGGCTGAGTCCGCCTCCGGCGGCGCCGGCATGTCCGGTATCGTCAGCATGGCCGCCGGTGGTATCTGGCAGACGCTTATCACATTCGGGGTAACCAAGGGCTGAACGGTAGAGGCACAGGCTGTTAGGGCCAATGCCGTTATAGTGAGCGCCATCTTGTGCAATAACATTCGCAATGCTCCTTTGGAAGGTCTCGCGGGCACGGGATAATTCGTATTCTTTCGCCAGCAGTTCTGATGACCGTTCATCGGCCTGCTGCTGGTATTTCGCCGCCAGAGCGTTGGCCGCCGTGAGTTCATCGGCGTGCTGTTGCGCCTCGGCGGTCGCCGCCTTTTGGGTGTCGAGCTTGAACGCAGCGAAATCTTTTTGCACCGTGGCGGTCGCACCGTTGGCCGCATCGATGGCGGACTGGTCCAGCCGTTTGGTGACCAGATAACCGCCGCCGGCGCCGATGGCCAGCATCAGCAAAATGATGATGAGGACAAGCCAATTGGCTTTGAGGAAACTAAGCAGCAGGCTGGCCATTACCGCCTCCGATATTGTTCTTGTACGCGACGAACTTGGAGGCGACGCTATGGCCGCCCCAGGTCAGGACATAGGCCCAAAACATCCAATCCGGCAGGACCAACTTGAAGGCGTACCACACCACCACGCCGGTGGTGGTGATAAAGCAGCCCAGCACCATGCAGTCATTGGTCGACAACTTGCCGGCCGGATTGGTGATCAGCTCTTTGATGGACATAACACCCCCACGGCCACCTGGTAACGCGCAACGCGGTCAGTCAGCCCCACCAGGGCGGGATTGATTTTGCGGGTAACCGCGATCATGTCGCTTTTGTCCGCCGGCGCATTGATGCCCCAACGCTGCCAGAACCAGGCCGCCGAACGCGCCGCCTGCAAGGGGTCGGTCAGCAGTTCTGGCGTGGACAGCAGGTCCAGCGCCAGGGCTTTGCCGCACTCGCGGTAATTGTCCTTGAAGGTGATCTGAATCAGGCCCCGGCCGCGATAGCGATAACCGTCGCCGGAACTTTCCGGACCGTTGCCGCTCCGGTTGGCGTAGGCGCGATTGGCGAGCTTTTGGGAATTACGCGCATAGCCTTTCGCGAACTCGATTTCTTCCGGGTCAACCAGGCCATCATGGTCCAGGTCAAAGCCGGTTTTGAACAGTATGGCGATGCGCTTGGGGTCGGTGTAATACAGGCTTTCGGCCAGGACTGAGTAACCTTGGCTTTCGTGCGCGGTCTGCGCGATAAAGGCGGCCTGGCGGCGCGGGGTATCGATACCGAATTCAGCCATAGCGGCGGTGATAGGGGTAAACCATTTTTGCGCCAACTCAGCGGTGATACCGGCGGCGCGGCGGAACTCATCGGAATTCATTTACTGGCACCACACGATTAAAATGTGGTGTCAGTATCGCAAGAGGGAGGGTTATGAATAAGGTGAAGGGGTTCAGTGGGATTATTGAGGCAATGCGTTCAGAGCTTTCCAAACAACATTCCAAACTTGTGGATTATCCGTGGGGGAAACCTTTTTGCAATCAATTGATTCATTGGCGTAATCTGTTGAGTCAGCTATTTTTGCATTAGACATAAGAATTACCTTTCTCCAGGCACAAGCCCTTATATCATCTTGTGGGACATAATCTTTATCGCCAGGATTACCTTGTCCTTTTTCTTGTCCATATATGAATGCAAGGTTTCGTTGTGATTGATAATCCCCAGAAAGAGCCTTTTGTGCGAGACCTAATTCAAAATTAGATGCCGCATGAACTGAAAAAACTAAACACGAACTAATTAAGATAATCTTTTTCAAAATAAATCCCCTTGATGAGAATTATTCTTTATTTTTTTTGGGAAAGTAATTGCCAAGCAAAGCGATCACTAAATCCATACTTCGGGCATAGGAAGGTCAAGGCCATCAACGACGAGGTACCCTGGTTTTTAGCCTGTTCGAACTCGGCCAGAAACCGGCGGTTGCGCAGTTCTCGTAAAGCCCGATCACAACGCGGCAGATACGGTTCCTCACCCCCAAATGCCTTAATCAGCAATTTCGTATTTTCATCGCCAATGGTATCGCGCAGGAGAGCTGCCCGGGCCGCGCCAAGCGCGCGCAGCCCTTTGCTGATGGGGAAGGTGGTGCCACCGAACGCCGCTAGCAGGCGCTCGGTGGCCGGGAAGCCAATCAGGTCGGCTATCTGAATGACCGACGGCGGCAGGAGTTCAGTTACCTGCTCCAGATTCATGATTATTCTCCCGTTTGCCTCGACGTTTCGCGTCGATAATAAGGGCCTGCATCAGCTTTGTGAACTGCTCTTGCGTCAACCAGTCCAGGCGCTGAACCTGAAACATATGCTGACACATTGTCTGAGCATAATCCCACGGCCGGCCGGCGTCCGCAAGCAGCGCCTCTATTTTGCCGAGAACCTGCCGCTTACTCAGCCCTGGGTTGGGGCGCCGTCCATGGCGCTTTGCAACCTTGCGAGGGAATCCCTGTTCATGCATGTATTCTCTGAGTTTTTGCAGTTCTTCCAGGCTGCAACGAGTCGAGGATGTTTTCCCGGTCAGGCGATAGAGCACATGGCGATAGGTATCGTCATCCCATTGCAAAAACGCCTGACCGGCCTTGATGGCGCCGATAAGCGCCTTGGTATTGGGCGTCATAGCGCAGCCCTCCCCGAGGTGTAATCGGCGATAACGCGGCCCTTGGCATCGAAATACCGTATCTGATGAGTGGGGTGACAATTGTAGGCTTGTTTGCCGTACTTGAGCTGATTGGCAAAAACCACATCGAGATTAGCGCTGCTGTTCATCCCGATGATGGTACCCAAATCGCCGTCGACCTCGACCATCATACCGATACGGGCAAAATCAATGCCACGGGCGCGCTTCATGTCTTCAATGAATTTATCGGGCTTATTCATGATTGCCCTCCGTGCTGGATGATGGGGTGGCGGCGAGCATGGCCCTATACATGCCACCGGGGTCTTCTTGAAATTCACTGACCAATGTACCCGCTACGAGCATTTCCGCAGTTGGCTCAATCGGAACCAATTTCCACCCAGCCGGCAAAGACGCGGCTGGCTGCATAGCCGCCTGGCACGCACTAATAGCCGCATCCTGTAGCAGTAACGGCGACTCGCCCCGCTGATCCAGCATCATGCAGAAGTTTGCTACATCAACGAATGTGCCGTCGTTTCCCTTCGTCAGGTGGTGAATAAGCATGTCAGCTAATTGTTCACCGCTTACCTCTGCTGGGACTTCCCATCCTCTTCGGCCCTTGGCTCGTGATGCTTTCATCTTGCGTTTCATCACGATAGCGAAACGGTCAATTGCTGCGTCGTCTGGATGGGCTGGCGGCTTGCCGAGCTTAGCCGCTCGGTGGGCGTTCCAGCCGGCAATAAATCCTGGGTCAATGACATCAGCATCTGGATCGGGTGTCATTTCATCCAAATCTGACATTACCTGAATGGGTTGAGCGGCCATTACGGCGCGGCGGCGCTGCAATTCTTTGAGCCAGCAAATCAACTGAGAAAAGTCTGTTTCGCCTTTCCCTTCCCAGTCTTCCATGTGGTCAATTTCAAACTGCAACTCTTTTGAATCCGGCATTTCTCCCGGCGCATGAACAGGGCAAGGCCATTCCAGTCCGCCGCTACCGCTGGGGCAGGTGCATTTTACAACGGGCTTATTCCAATATTCCCCACCTGAATACGTCCAGCCATTCCGGGAAAGGGTTTTAACGGCCGCCTCCTGAGCCTCCGTAGGTCCATAGCTTTTCGTTTCCATAATCACTCCTTAGGCTCTAATTTATTGACCGACACGCCGCCCATGCGACCGACAACGCGCACGACGACATTGCCGTTAAACATGCACCACGCTTCCGAACGGGTGACCACGTCCTGGCTATCAGGGACACCTGGAAGCGGGTAGTAATTGAATCGGCTACCGATGGGATATTGTTGGTTAAACCGCCGGGCGCTAACGTTCCTGAGTAGTCTTTTCATTACGCGAGTCTCCACTTGGCTTTATAGCGCTCGACCGCCTGTTTCATTGCCCGGCGTATGTTTGCGCTATAAATCGTGGCGCGGGCAGAGTCATAAAATTGAAAGCGCAATTTGAAGGGATAGGCCGCATCGTCAATCAGGACGCTATCATCACTAAGATGATAAATACGCTTCGCCCCATTATTCTGATATTCAACAGCAGTGACATTTATCATTCTTTTCTTTCCCCTCTTTGAAGACGAGAGCGGGCAACCGCCGCATTGAATGCCTCGGTGGTCTCGAATAAAAAATGCAAGTCCCGGCATTTAGCGCGGTCGAATTCCTCGACGGCGCCTTTGCTGTGTTCCCAGCCGTTGAGCAGGTATATGGCGTCAGCCTGTTCCAGCATGGCCAGGGAAATTTTCAGGTAATGATGATGTTCTAAGCCGTCCGGCAATATGGCCGGATTAAGAACAATGTACCCGTGATGCTTCCGTAAGCCGTCGGCAATATGATTAAACGCCGGCCGGTTATAATCAGGGTGTCCGGTCATCGGGCCGGAGATAAACACTACTGATGCGCGCATAATATCCGCCCCCAACGCTGGCAAAATTTAGCCCGGTTCAGACAAGAGGCAATATTTTCCGGATTGCCCGTCGTGCGATGCGCGTGAAACCAGAGATTTGCCGACTCGATATAAAAGCCCAAGGTTTCCTTATTCACGGCTTCATGCGTCAACAAGTTAAACATATCTTTATCAGGCTTATTTTTTGGCTGTTCCAATGTGTCTTGGCTTGTCCGTTTGGCCGCTGCTGCTGAAAGGTCATCACCGGCCATACCATAAAGGCGAGAGCCTCTAATACCTTGCTTAACAACAGAACCATTCTTGATATGGTATGCGAGCAATGCGGCGACTTTTGTTTTATCCACGCTGGTATGATGAGACAGCTCCGGTAACGTCGCCGGGCCATGTGTTTTCAAATACGCCAGCAGTAATTGAGTTCTGTTTACCGTTTCCATTATTCACCCCGAGAGTTGAATGCAATTTTGGTTTGTTCCTGTCCGGAAACGCCTTGATTGAGTTTGGCGTTAAGGCCCGAGAAATAGCCCTCTGTGCGTGCCCGATCATCATTGCCCGCTTTCTTGGCTCCTCTGGATTCAAAAGTTTTAATTCGACCTGATTCCTCCATCCAGGTTAAATACGCAATAATCAATTTTTCTTCCTGTTCGGGAATGGCAAATTCCGTCACAATTTTATGTACCCCTATGACCCATCCCTCACAGAATTGGTCGGCCCTGGCAGCCTTGTTTCCCCGTTTGGTATTACCATGCAGGCCGTTGATAAAATTATTCCTGGCCCCCTTCAATTGCCGGGTGAGCACATCAAATGCATAAGCCGCGATTTCCGGGCGTTCATGCGGTCCGTAAAATACAGCTACTCGTTTCGGCATGCCGCTGCGGTAGACATTGTTGCGCGAAAAGAAATATTTCACTCCGAATGCCTTCGCAATAACCCGAGCCAGATTGTTCATATAGCTCGGAATGGCGTTAGCATTTGAGGGTGCGCCCTGGCTGTTCACTTCGTTGATATCCGCCAGACCCACATCCGTTCGCGTTATGCCGTGGGCCTGCATAAGCGTCTGTGCCTTACTCATGGCGCTGGCGGCTTCATGCGGATTGGTGGAGCGCTGCGCGAGGCTCAGCAATTTTTTGATTTTCTGCAAATAACGCTTTGCTTCGTCATTTATCATTTCAGCACCTCACAGACAGCCAGATACAGATAAATAACCTCACACCAAAACAACGAACACAGCACAAAAATAATGAGCAGCACTTCTGACCTGAGCCGGTAATTAACTTCATCATTTATTTTCATATACAGATTCCGCAGAATTTAGGCGTAAGTGTGCCCGTGACGCAATTACGCCATTTTTAAAAGTGAATTAAATTCCGTTTAATTAACTGGCGGGCGTTAACGATTTCACGTTAGCAAACCAGGGCTCCAGATTGATTTCCACTATCGTGGATTCTTTCAAATCCCGAGCCACATCCACCGTTCTAACCGCCTTACCTCCACGTAACGGAGATGGTGGTTTATAGATAAAGCTCTGCCCGACAGCATATTGCTGATTGAATTCCTTTGCCTTCATATCACACCGCCGACATATCAAGGGCAATGGGACGGTATTGGTCTGAATCGCCAATCCGTTCATAGACCCGGATATAAGAACTGCTGCCCACCACCTGGATGGCCTCGCCAATGGCTTTCATCGCCATCAACCAACGCCCGTCCTCAATCTCGTAGCGGCGCAACGCCAGGACGGCCGACGTGCTGACCTCGCCCTCCTTATCGGTCGAGAACGCCCGGTTAATCAAGACTTGCAATTCGGGGCGGGCGTCCTCGGTCCAGTCAGCCAGGCATTCATCAATCAGCGCCTTGGCCGCCTGGAGGCGTTCGTCAAAGGCGAGGCGGTCAGCCATGGCCCGCTGGACTTTATAACGTCCATCGAACGTATAGAGTGTCACGTTGCCCTTTTTACCGCCTAATTTGACGTTATATTCATTGGCCGACAGGTCAACGAACGCGGCCACATCGGCGAATACGTCTTCCTTGAACTTGGCCATCAGCTTATTAAGCTCGATAGCCTTGGTGACAATCTCCCCGACCAAGGCGTCACGGGATTTATCGATATCCTTTAACAGCTTTTCCGGAATTAAAACGCCTTTGGCGTCGACCCAATAACCGGCAGGCGCGGCGGTAGTGGTGAATTGTTTATTTTCAGTGGACATATTTCTGTTCCTTTTCGGTTTTTGCGTTCAGCATTTGATTAACTTTCAACATGGCATGCGTGGCCACGCTGGCAGACGTGCGGTAGGCCAGTTCATTGGCTAAGGTATCGTCCCGATCATCAATATCGACCTGGCACGACACATCAAAGCCATTCCCGCGCCGCTTAATGGAAATAATGATATTCGCCATCGTTACTCCTCTGGGGGTATATAAGTTTCTACCGTCGTATCCGTCACTACCTTTAAGTACAAACCATTACAATGCGGACAGGTCGCCATCGTATCCCAGACGTCGCCGGACGGAGCGGCCGGGGTTTCAATCACTTTCTGGCAACGTGGGCAAGAATATTGCAACAATGTGGTGCCATTTTGTCTGGCACGCGCAATATATTGCAGGTAAAAATACTTTGGCTCGGCACATGCCATAGACAGAAACAAACTACTCATCGCCATCACCTCCAGATAACGCGAAAATCGCGCCAATGAACCATTTTCACAGTACGGTGAACGCCATTTTCAATTTCGGTGATTTCCACCGCGCGTTTTTCCCACGCTGAAAAAGGACGGTCGACAACAATGACCGGGCGTTTATATTTGGTATTGACGTTCAAGACCTTTAAGCCGCGCTGCATTAAGCGGTTAATGGGCCGCATTAATGACGGGCTATTAATTGGCATAGTATTCATGGGGTCCTCAATTAATCAGCATTTCAGCACACTTGTGAACAGCGGAAGCGGAAGGCTTCACGCCAGTAATCGAACTGGAGCGAATCACGCCACGCAGTAATTTAAACAGCCTCCGAGCATTGCCATGCGACGCTTTATAAAAGGCTTCGCTAATGTCTTTTTGCTCGGCTTCGGGTATAAGGCTGGCCGCGATTTCGGTAATGTCCTCCGGCGGTAATGCATCCCCCAATTGCAACGCAAAACCCACACGGGAATAAAGCTGCTTGTATTCACCGCGTCGCCCCTTGAGATTGATAATCAGGCGGGGCATGCCGGCAAGAATGATGCCCACACCTGATTTGTCATGGATACGCCGCAACGTCTCAAGGGCTCGGTATGGGAGGTTTTCAGCCTCATCAATCATCAGTAGCCGGCCTGAGTCACGCAACGCACTGATACATGCCTCGCTAAGCTCATGCATATTGCCGCGCTTGGTCAGATTGAGGCGGGCGCACAGCTCTTCCAGGACGACGCGGGCGGTATAGCCTGGGTCGGCCTCAATCAGAATGGCATCGCGCTGGCGCGCCGCGTATTCGCGCAGCATCATGGTTTTACCCATGCCGGCATCGCCGTAAATGACATTGATATCGCCGTCAATATGCGCCATCCGCATCACTTCCATCCCTTTACGGGCGGTGATGGTGGCGATAAAACCTATTTCCACCCGCTGAGACCGGTCCTTTTCCCGTTCGCGGGTCAGGAAGTTTTCCACCAGCGCATCGAGATTTGAGGTATCACCGGCATATTTACCCTGCAAATACTGATTAATGGTTGCGGGGCTTTTGCCGATAGCGCGGGCAACTTGAGTCTGGCTATAACCACGCCGTTGCATTAATTCATTTAAGTCCTGCTGGTTACTCATTTTATTTCCTCGCATTTACCGGCGACCGCCGTTCTTTTTCAGATACTCATCGCGATCCGTTTCCAGAAAAAAGAACGGCTCGTCATCAATTTTTGGTTCAGGTGGCATAAAGGCGCCAAAGTCCGGCAGGGTATTGCCGCCCAGTAACGGCCGGGCTTCGGCATGAACTTCATCGCGCATGTCATCAAGCCTTTTCAAGCGGCGCTGGGTACGCTGCTGCTTAAGGGCTTCCACTTTGCTGATTGGCTGAGCGGCGACTTTATTGCCGTTGTAAATGGCTTTACAAACAAAGGTGCCGTCCATTTTCCGCACAATAACTTCTGATGCATCGTGAATATCAAATGCTACGCGGACCTTTTCTCCATCAACCATGGTCAGGTCTTTAGAGAAATAATCATTATTCAAAAGGCTCAACCATCCGCGTTGAGCCACCCTTATTTCTTCCGGCATAAACATTTCGTTAAGTTCGACGTCGGTCAAATACTCTATTTCGTCGCCTTCTTGTTCCAAGACCATTTTTCGATAGGCGGCAGGGGTCAAATGGCGGCCATTGTATTTAGGTAACTCGCTGTGCTCATGTTGATGGTTGTACTTTTCGACCTCTTCAGAAATGACATCTAACAGTCGCTGCCAGGAGGGCAGCATGCGCAAGGCGTTACGCTGAACGGGCGACAATTCATAGCCTTTGTCCACTGCATTGATGGCCGATTTGATTTGCCGTTCGGTTATGCGCAGGTTTTCTCTATCGGCCGATGAACCATTAAATGTTTCGAACTCCATTGCGATGCGCCGGGGAATAACTTTATTAAGCCGTTCAATGAGACCACGAGACTGGGCCCGACCGGGAATACTGGTAGGGTGATCTATTCCGACACGGCCGAAAATACCGGTGATTTCCGCGTCAAATGTCTTGTTGGCTTCACCACCCCCATTATCGGAGTAGGCAATCAGCGGTTTCCCATGGTGTTTCATGGCATGCCGATAAGCATCGGCGACGGCTACAACGTTTTCTGATAAGGCAAGGCTCCAGCCAACGCAATAACGCGTCCGGCCATCGAGTACCAGGGTCAGTTCGGGAGTAAAGGGCCGCCCGTGTATCGGATGCGCCACTTTCATATCGAGTGATTTACCGTCGGTGATCCAGCAGCCGTTAACCGGCATTTGTGACCAATCGCGCTTTTGGTAAATCTCATATGCCAACACAGCTGAACCTGTAACACGTCCCCTTACTCGCTCACGGCGCGGTAGTTTCGCCATTGCACGGCGGACAGCATCATAAGAAGGGCGAGCGTCAATCATTGCGGGCTGGTCGTTGTAAATACGCTCCCATTCCGTACTGAATTTTGCGTAAGCCTCTCGCAAGCAGGGGCCATTCAAGTTTCGCCAATGTGCCAAAAAATCAGGTAACCATTTAATTTGTTCCGGTTTCTTTGCCTTGAGATAGCCGGGAGCAAGCATGGTCATACGCTCTATACCTGGATTAGTTGATTCAAAAACACTCAGCCATTCCTGCAAGCTGCGTTCGCCCACGCCAATACGTCCGCCCTTGCGAGCGTTGGCCAGCTCGGCAGAAGTTTTAAGGTGCGCCGGCAGGGTGCCGTTGCGTGATGCGGTCGCGATATAGTGAACAGCGGCGGTACGTGACATGCCATGATCGCGGAGCCGCTCCACTTCCATGGACAGAGCCGCCCGGGCGTCGGCAATTTGTTTTTGCTGGGCAGTCAACTTACCGACTTCACGGTCGAGCAATGCCGGGCACTGGCGCAGGATCTCCAGTTCGCTACGCGGTTTCGACCTCTTAACCCTGGTGGTCATTGACTCTATTTCTTTAGGTTTTTCAGCCAGAACAGACTGATAGATTTTCTCTCTCAATACGTCTTGGGCTTGTTTCGGTAAACAATTTATTTCGTAAACAAAGCCACCGCCAACCCCTTTCCTTTTTTGAGTTAGCCAACCTTCTTTTTTTGCGCGTTCACGTATGTTTCGTGATGTTTTTGGTAAGCCTGGCAGACTCATTTGGGCCAATTCTTCCGCGCTATAGTGAGATTTCATACTCATAAGAAAAATCCTCAAACGCGAAATCACTTATGTACATGTACAAAAGAGTCGTTAAAATCACATTCATATCGGCTAGGCCATATAACCTCTGGGCTAATGCCTATCGCTTCTGCGATAATCATTTGTCCCTTTGGCCACTTTCTATCCAAAGCATTGTTCAAGGCAGTAGGTGTCTTGTAACCATGATGTTTAGAGAGCCCACGAAGAGACCAGCCGCGTTTGTGCAAAGCCGCTACTATGTCAGCACGATGCCAGTCCTGAGATGTTTGCGGATTTTTTTTGTTCATCTTTTTTGCTCATTTACTGAAGTCATGAACAAAGATTATTCGCAAATGCGCTGAAAATCAACTCGGATAAGTTAATTAAATTTCGTATCCGAGATGAACATCTCACTCTTTTGGGCTGCTTTAAATAAAAAGTAATATATTTCAATTGATTATAATTAACTCAGATGAGGTGAATTAATGTTGCTAGAACATCCCAAAGAAGAAAATCAACTCGGATGCGAAGGGTTCCATTCTCGTTTGCGTGAATTGGTTGCAAAATTCAAGAGCACAAGTGCTTTTGCTTCCGCTGCCGGGGTATCTCCTTCAGGAATAAACAGGCTACTGGATGGGGGTTATCCTACTTTGCCGATTTTGCTTGCATTAGCGAAGGCGGGCGGTGTTTCTGTCGAATGGCTATCTACAGGAGGGAATAGCTTAACTACTAAAAATCAAATCCTTACAAACGATTCGACTGCTATTACTGATGTAAAGGGTAATGAAGTCGATCTCAGTGAGTTCGTTTTTGTGCCACGCTACAACGTCTCAGCCGCTGCTGGTTACGGGGCCTGGAATGATGATGAAACACCGATGTTTACGGTATCTTTTAGACGATATTGGGTTACCCATCATCTTAAAGCAGATCCGGCTAAACTATCTGTCATTAGTGTCTGTGGAGATTCAATGGAGGGGGTATTGAACGATAAGGATATTATCCTTGTTAACCATGAAGATAAGGATCCACGCGAAGGTATTTATGTTTTACGCATAGATGGTCAACTTCTTGTTAAACGAGTCCAACGATTTCCTGGCGCCTCATTGCGCGTGTCGAGCACCAATCCTGTCTATGAGCCCTTTGTAATCAATCTTAACGACATTCCTAGTGATTTCGATGTGGTTGGAAAAGTAGTTTGGTATGGCAGAGTGATTTAA